CCTGATGTTGCTAGGCAGTACTTTGATGTACCTAATAGTAGTATGTATTTTAAATTTGTTGTTGCTGACGAACAAGACGTGGACGAAGTTACTAAAGCCGTTGATGAATATCGTAAAGAAGGGATTGATGTCCCTGTATACGTTATGCCCCTGGGCGGAAGATCGGAAGAATACAAACTCAACACAAGACGAGTTGCCACTTTGGCAATGGAGCGAGGCTGGCGTTATACACCAAGACTCCATGTCGACATCTTCGGAAACGCATGGGGTACATAATAGGCTAGATGAACAAGCAAGAAAGGCAGGACTATAATGTTAGATAAACTAAAAAAAATGTTTGATAAAAATCATGTTCCTGCAACAGTATCTAAAATAAAGACAACAGATGCTAAAGCAGAAGCAACAAAAAAGAAAGAGCCTTACATCGCTGTGCTAGATGTACAGATGAAAAAGGACAATCCTAGAAATGGATTCTTTGAACTAGACTGGAACGAATACTTTGTTCGTGATCTAAGACTAAACGGATATCAAGGATCAAGTGAAGAAGAAATAGTAGATGCTTGGTTTAAAGAACTTTGCGGTAACATAGCAAAAGAAGAAGGCGTAGCAAGTCCAGAAACACAAATGGGTGCTGGTTATGTTAATGTAAAACCTCTAGGAGATAACAAATCGGAGGTTAGTTAATGACAACAGTTACAACTAAAAAGGCCCCAAAATATAAAAAAGAAGAATGGCAGGCATTAGCAGATTGTATAAGAAGTGAACAATTAAGTGCAAAACAGGTACATGAAACAATGACATATAATCCTGATTTTGCAAGATGGTATAAGATGAAATACTTGGGTAGAAAATGACATACATACTTGTAGACACAGCAAATACGTTTTTTCGTGCTAGACACGCAGTTAGAGGTGATGCCGATATTAAAATAGGTATGGCATTACATACAACTCTACAAAGTATTAGAAAAGCATGGCAAGATTTCAACGGCAGTCATGTTGTATTTTGTTTAGAGGGACGTAGTTGGCGCAAAGACTTTTATGAACCATATAAACGTAATAGACAAGAAAGTCGCGATGCACTTACTGTTTCACAGCAAGAAGAAGAAAAAGTATTTTGGGAAACCTTTGATGACTTTAAAGATTTCTTAATTAATAAAACTAATTGCACTGTGCTACAACACCCACAACTAGAAGCAGATGATTTAATTTCTGGCTGGATTCAGGCACATCCTAAGGATAATCATGTAATAATTAGTACTGACGGCGACTTTGCACAACTTATTGCACCAAATGTGCGTCAATATAACGGTGTACAAAAGGTAACAATCACACATGAAGGATACTTTGATGAAAAAGGTAAGCCTGTGATTGATAAAAAGACAAAAGAATCTAGGCCTGCACCAGATCCTCAATGGTTATTGTTTGAAAAATGTATGCGTGGCGATACTAGTGATAATGTTTTTTCTGCTTATCCTGGTGTGCGTGTAAAAGGTACTAAGAACAAGGTTGGATTAATGGAAGCATTTGAAGATAGACAGACAAAAGGATTTGCTTGGAACAATCTAATGTTACAACGTTGGACGGATCATTTAGGTAATGAACATCGTGTGTTAGATGATTACACAAGAAATGTTGTTCTTTGTGATCTAAAGGCACAACCACCTGAAATAAAAGAACTTATAGGACAAACTATTGCAGATGCAATCAACGCACAGAAAAATGTTTCACAAGTTGGTGTAAGACTGATGAAATTTGCAAACAGTTATGAATTAAACAAAGTAACAGAACAGGCTCAAAGTTTTGCAGAGCCATTGAATTCAAGATATGGAGGACAATATGTCACAAACGCTTCAAGCGAAACCGTTAGTGCCTAATAAATTTTGGATCGTGCAGGATCACGGCCGTAAAGTTGGAACACTTGCCAAAGACAAGCAGGGGTTTATTCTTGTTACGCCACGAGACAAAATTACATTTGAAAATGTTGATAAAATTTATGAAACATTTGGCAAAGACTTTTTCGAACAAACAGTAAAAAAGAACACAAAAGATAGTAAAGTATTGGAGGTGCATGGTTATCCTACAAGCACTGCCGCTTACAATCCTTTATTTGATGTACAAAACAATCTGCCTTTGTATAGCAAGAGTAAAAAGTCTAAAAGTTTGTATTGTGCAGGATATTACACAATTAAATTTGCAAAAGGTTGGGTAAAAAGTTTTTGTCCTAAACTAATTACACTTCAACGTTATGAATACAAAGGCCCGTTCACAACTGAACTAGAAATGCGTCAGGTACTAGCAAATGTCTCGAAATCCAGTTAATACTTTACCAGTTGAAAACTTTCTGCAAAAAGCAAAAGTAGCAGGTAAAACTCAACAGCGTGAGTTAAAACTTGATGCAAAGGAGTACAAAGACCTTTCTGATAGCCTAGCAATGCTGTTAGCAAGGCTGGTAGAACTACAGGATATTAAACTTGCAAACCCACCTGCTGAAAACATCAACGTTGAAATGGACGGCGGAAACTTCTAAAATTCGATAAATAAGTACGTAGTTAACTTAAAGGATTACGTACTATGAGCAGACCTAAACCTAAAGTGTTGTTGGATTTTACAGATAAAAACACATATAGGAAAGAAGAAATACTAGATGCAGAGGCTATTTGGGCCGTGTTTTATGACGGCAAACCTTTCAATTTGAAAAGTTCAAATAGCATATCTCCAACACCTGGTCCAAAATACAAAAAAGTAAGTTTTTCAAATCCTGGTCATGCTCATAACCTAGCAAAAAAGTTAAACACTACATTCAAAACAAATCTGTTTACGGTACACAAACTTACTTCTGGTGAACAGGTACACTAATGGAGATTTTCCAATGATTTTTTATGCTACATCTGTGATACTTGCTTTTGTTTCATTAATAACAGCAAACCTAGGAGCATTGGTTGGTGGATTGGTATTTGCAGGCCTAGGAATTATTAGTGAAAAATGGACATAAAAGAAGCATACACTAAAACATTTATGATTGCCGGTGGTGAGGAAAACATCACCAATACCGAAATACGTAAGAACTATATGCTGTGGTGGCAAAACACTCGCATGAAAGGTGAAAGTGGTTTGCGTTTGACCAAGGATGGGTTTGAATACGCAGTTGAACGTGCTGATCTACAAACCTATGAAATCAAATTTCCCAATGAGATAAAGTTTACACCACAGGTATTCTTATATTTAGATAACTTTATTGACTGTCCGTACTACGTTACAAAGAAACGTATCTATGTGTTCAGCGAAAAAATGGGTCTACAACTCATGATGTTTGCTGGAGATATCAAGCAATACGGACTTGCTCGTGCAATGGCACAAGAACTAGAAGATTAATCATCCATTTTGGACAGTTTTTTTGGAAAAAAGTGGAAAAACCGCTTGACTTTTTCATTTGCGATGCTATACTATTATTATAGTTAGAAACAAAGGAGCATAGCAAATGGCACAAACTACTGAAGCACGTACAGTTACACCTAATGAAGCAAAGGCGGCTGTACAACACGCAATGAAACTGAAGCGTCCTATTTTTATGTGGGGACCTCCAGGTATTGGTAAGTCAGACATCATGGGTCAAATTACCAATTCACTAGATAACGCATACTTAATTGACGTTCGTTTATCACTTTGGGAACCTACAGACATTAAAGGTATTCCTTATTACAGTGCAAAAGATAACACAATGGCATGGGCACCTCCAAGTGAACTGCCAGACGAAACTTTTGCTAAAAAGTACAAGAATGTTGTACTATTTTTGGACGAACTTAACTCTGCCGCACCAGCAGTACAGGCGGCGGCTTATCAACTTATTCTAAATCGCAGGGTTGGTACATACAAACTTCCAGACAATGTTGTAATTGTCGCGGCAGGTAACCGTGAAACTGATAAGGGTGTAACTTATCGTATGCCGGCACCACTAGCCAATCGTTTTGTACACCTTGAACTACGTGTTGACTTTGAAGACTGGTTGACATGGGCGACAGAAAACAAAATCCACGCAGACGTTGTGGGTTACTTGACTTTTGCTAAACAGGATCTTTACGATTTTGATCCAAAGTCAAGTTCACGAGCATTCGCAACTCCACGTTCTTGGAGTTTCGTAAGCGAACTTCTCGACGATAACTTGCCCGAATCTACACTGACAGATTTGGTTGCAGGTTCAGTCGGCGAAGGCTTGGCAGTGAAATTTGCGGCACACCGTAAGGTTGCTTCAAAACTGCCAAATCCAACAGACATACTTAAAGGCAAGGTTAAGAGTATGGAGACGAAAGAAATTTCGGCAATGTATTCACTAACTGTAAGTATGTGCTATGAACTTCAAGAGGCATTCAAACGCAAGGAGAAGGGTTGGAACCAAATGGCAGACAACTTCTTTGGCTTCATGATGGATAATTTTGAAACTGAACTGGTTGTTATGGGAACGCGAGTTGCTATCGCTACTTATAAACTGCCATTTTCGCCAAAGGACTTGAAAAACTTTGACCGTTTCCATGACAAATACGGCAAGTATGTTCAAGCCGCTATGGCATCCTAACTAACTATAGAGGGGATCTTCGGATCCCCTCGCTCTATGAGAGGTATAGATGTTTAGATTTAAATATGAGACAGTAGTTAGTAAGCCAAACCCGATGCGTAACTTCAACCCACTTGCTAGAGCAAGTAATCGAGTGGTTGGACTTGAAGATAGAATCACTGAACTAAGAAATAGTAAAGCATGGCAGAGAACTGTTAATGCTTGGAAGGATATTGGAAGAACAATTGATCCAAGCAAAATGCCCAAG